CCTTCGAAGGCACCGATCTCACCGTTGTAAATCTCCATCGTGTCCTGATACACGTGCGGGTCACGCCACGACGCGGCACCGGTCTCACGACGAAGGTCGTACGACACGTCCGGGTGGATGAAGCCCATGTACAGGCCGTTGAACGAGGCAGCGTTCGCCTTACGCAACTGGGCGGTCACCTTGCGAATATCGTTCGCTTCGATGATGTCAGTAGCGGTGACGGTGGTACGGCTCGTCGGGGTGGACGAACCGCCACCGCCGTAAATCACGTTGGTTCCACCAGCAAGCACGTCACGGACGACCTGATCGATGGAGTCACCAGCGTTGTAGCCGACCACGTTCGCGGCCACCGTGTCAACGTCAAGGAACGAGGTTCCACGAAGCTTGGCGGTGGTGATAACTGCATTACCGTACTCAGCGAGAGTGACGGTGACCTGCGAATCCGACAGAGCGACCGCAGTCACATCGGTCGTTTCCGACAGGGTGGAAGTTGCTGCGCTCAGATCGTTGAAGATCGTGAACGTGACACCCGAACCGGGCATCGCTTGGGCGGTGGGCTGAACATCGGCAGCCTGATCGAAAAGCAGTTCGCTACGAAGCGCGAAGTATGCGAGCCGATCAAATGCAACCTGATCAACTGACACCGCAGAGGTATCGGTATAAGCCATTGGGGGTTACTCCTTGTTGTGGTTTCCCCCCAACCGGACGGTCAGAGGGAGGCTTGGGTTTGACGGATTTCGGCCAACAACGACTCAACCTCAGAAGGCGACTTCGCCTTACCGATTCGAGTCACCCAATCCACCGGAGCTTCACCTGCCGTGTTGCCGGTCGCAGCCTGCGCAGTACGATCCCACGCTTTCGCTTCGGCAGCAGCCTGTGTAGCCCGCTGATCTTGGATGATTTGGGCTTCAATCGCTGCTTGCCTGATCGCGTCGGGTGTGAGGTCTCCGTCGTAACCCTTCATAAAGTATTTGGCGACGGGAAGGTTCGGATCAACTCCGGCTTCCACGAAAGCCAACTTTCGGGCGGCGGCAGAGGCTTCTTCGGCCTTTGCTTTCAGGGCAGCGTTTTCAGCTTCCAACTGCTTCATGCGCTCGCGAAGCGGATTGCGGTCAGAATGCTGACTTTCTTCGAAGTCCACGCTGTCGTCCATATGTACACTCCTTTGCCCAAGCCGACCACGGAGGCATGACCGGCTGCTGCTTACTCCCCTTGTGGGGGTTCCTGCCTATTGGCATCAGGTCAAGTATACACAACTGTTTGTCGTGTACAAGTATCTGTGCTTATTGGAGTCCGGTGACGGTGCCACCTTGACCGGCGAAACCGCCACCTTGTTCAAAGATGGCTTGCCGTTCGCGTTGCCTCTGTCGGATGCGCTGTTGGGCGGCGGCTGACTGTCCGAAGATTCCAGCGATCTGTTCGTCTTGTGCGATACCAGTTTCGGTGGTACCAGCCAACGGGCCGAATAGTTCTTGGCTGGCGGCGATTGTTTGGAATCCGGCTTGTGCTTCCTGCTGAGTGACCCCAGCGGTGGCGAGCTGTTCTGCTTGCATCGCCGTAATTTCCTGTCCGGCTTGCAACTGGGCTTGACCAGCGATCTGTGCTGATTGTGCCTGTCGAAGCAGATAGGGGGTGGTGCGTTCCGGGTCAATGAAGTAGGCGGCAAGTTCACCTTCGGATACTCCATAGAGGCGACGCATCTGGTTCACCACTTCCGGGTTTGACTGAGCAACCGCTGAGTAGCCTTCGTTGATACGAGATGACAGTTCCGCAACGGACACGTCGTTACCGATCAAGGTTGCGAGATCGTCCGGCTGATCAAACAGTTCCATAGGAATCGCAGCGGTACGCATCACCTGACGGTACGCGTTCTCCAAACCAATGTACTCAGCCTCAGACGGCACGTTCAACCCGGCAGCACGACGCATCCCAATACCCTTGAACCGGGTCTTGTATTCCTCGGTCTGTCGTATCTTCCCGATCAACATATCGGGCGACACCACATCTTCCTTGAACACCAAATCAGTTACAAACTGAGTGAGCGACCCTAAACCGTATTGAGTGAGCATGTTCTGGATGACACCGTTAGCGGATTCGCGTGCCTCTTGACGGGCCTGTTCAGCCTGAGCCGCCTGCTGTTCCTGCAAAAATTGTAAGTACGCATCCTGCGAACCTTGTTCAGCGGGAGTTTCCGCAACAGGTGCCTGCTCAGCGGGCGGCTGATCACCCAACAAATATGATCCGGCGGCAACACCACGATCGCGGCGACGACGCGCACGTTCCTCATTCTGACGTGCTTCCTCCTCGGCCTGCTGAGCCGTAATCTCACCGCGTGTCTGACGACCATAAATATCGAGAGCTTTCTTCTGCTCCCGTTCCGGCATATCCGCATAATCAATAGCCATCAGCCTGCTCCAAACATCCGGGCCAAATCATTAGCCACCTGATACGCCTTATTCCTCGCACTATCCGTAAACTCGTAACCGAACGACGGAGTAGTACGCAAATAATCAGCCCATTCACCAAACGACATCTGCGACTGCACACCCTTATCGTCCTTGATCGTAAACGCAGCCGCCCACTTCGGATCAGTAAAATCAACCTGCGACGACGGAATCTCCAAAATGTTCGATGCGACCTGCGCATACGGATCAGTCATCTGCTGGAACGTCAAACCACGATCAAACCCACCTGATAGCGACGGATACAGATTCTTGGAGAGGTCACGCACATACGCTTGGAACGAAGCCTCGTTCTCTTGGCCGGTCGCCAATTTAGAAATCCATTGGTTCGTCACCGTGTCCGACAACGGAATACCGTAGTTTGATGCGATCGCTTTCACGGTTTGCCCGTAATAGCCTTGACGCAACTGTGATACACCGGACTGGCTACGCAACGCTTCCATGCCGACAGCGTTCGTCAACACTTCCTCAGACCAACCGAACTTCAACGAATCCTCAGCCAGCCGGGACAGCGACGCGTCGTCGATACGAAGTCCTAATGTGAGCGACTGGTTTCGTAGATCAGCGACACGGTTATCAACCTGAGTTTGCAGGGTGGCAGGGTCACGGGTTTTCTGTTCTTCCCACGCACGCGCCGAAGCGGTCGTGGTACGCCACCAAGTTGTCTGCTCCAACTGGTATTGGAACTTGTCGTCAGACCAGCCGCCCGACATCGCCTCGCCAATAAGTTGACGCAACTCGGGGATGTTCTTGATCACTTCGTAGTACCCGCCATACAACTCGATAGCGGCTTTCTCCCAGTCGGGAGGGGTGGTTGGGGTTTGCGATGCGAGCCATGCAAAGTCAATACCTGCGGGCAGGGTGACGGTTTCGCCGGACGGAAGTGTTCCGGTGACAGATCCATCAGCAGCAGGCTGACCACCAGCAGCAGGAGTCGTAACAGTCGCGGGTTGCTCGGCAACGGGAGTCGTCAACTGTTCAGTCGGTGTCGCAGCAGGACGCTGACCTTGCGGGCCGAACACCGTCTGCACAACATTCTCGCCAGCAGGCTTATTCCCAGCCAACGCACCAAAATCAATACCTTCCGGCAACGTCACATTTGCCACCAAACCAGCCTGCGCCGGAGCAACCGGCTGAACAGGAGCAGCCGGTGTAGCAGGAACAGCGGGGCCGGGCGCACCCTGCTTGCGAGCAGAATCAACCGACACCAACTGAATCGCCGGAGGAACAACAACCCCCAACTTACCGGCCTCAATATCATTCAACGCTGCGCGAAGTCGAGCCTCATTCGCCTTGAACAAAGTAATCCATGTTGAAAGATTGTCGCGCTCAGGAACAGTCTTGGCATTAGCAAACGCCTTCTCTAAATCCTTGCGGCGAGACTCAACAGAATTCAAATCCAACTGAACCTGTTGGGCGCGTTGCGTCCGTTCAGTTTTAGAAGCAGATTCAGCGGCAGTAACCTGACTTGGGGTCGGCTGAGTTGCCTTCTCTAACTTTGCGATCTCTTTCTGAGTTTTAGAAATCTGATCTTGGAAACCCTTTTGCGTATAGTCAGTTCCCTCAAACTTGTAGACACCATTGACGGCCTTGACCTTGTTCAACCGTTCCAGTCGAACGCGAAGTTCTTTCAGCCGTTCACGATCCTGTTCACCAGCCATTAGCGTCCTCCGGTTGTCGCACTAAAAATGCGGTTCATCAAACCCAAAAACTTGTAGCCATTAGC